GACAACCTTTGACTCTTGAGTTGAACAGTCCCGGTGGTGAGATTGTAGAAGGGTTTGCTCTGTTCGATGAGCTTACCAAGCTACGCCGTGACGGACACCACTTGACTATCCGTGTACGTGGTAACGCTTGTTCAATGGCAGCTATTTTGTTGCAAGCTGCTGACAAACGAGAGATCGGCCCAACATCTTTCATCATGCTACACCGAGCAGCCTTTGGTGCAGTAGGCAGTGCGTTTGAAGTGGAAGATACAGTTGAACTGGTCAAACGATTTGAAGAAACCATCATCAAAATCCTTGTCCAGCGTACAGGAAAGGATCGAAAGATCTGGGATGACTTCTTCAAACAACGCCGAGACATCTGGTTTGATGCTGAAGGTGCCCTTGAAGCTGGTCTTGTTGACGAGATCAACTAATCACATTTTTAAAAGGAGACAACCATGTTGTCAGATGAACTTATCCATTCGCTGTACCAACAGAACCCTAACGAAAGTCACCTTGACTTCGCCCGTAAGGTAGAGGCATCTACACTTATGGCTGTTGCTTCTGCTTTGTTTGAGGTAGCTCAAGATTTGTTGAAAGAAAACAACATTCAACTTAGCCTTGACTTTGGTGATGACAATGGCGAGGCCTAAGCTGTCTCACACCAGACGGAAAGCTGTTCAAGCCGGGTTTCGATCCGGTTTTGAGCAGCGATTCCAAGAGCTACGGCCACACCTTTTGTACGAACCAAAGGCTTTTGTGTACAAGGTAGAGGAAGAAAGGAAGTACACACCTGACTTCGTTACACCAGACGGTAAGACTTGGTACGAAACAAAGGGAAGGTTCACGGCTGTTGACAGGAAGAAGATGTTGGCTGTGCGTAGGGCGTATCCAGATCAACGGATTGTTCTTGTGTTCCAAGCACCGTACAACAAACTAACAAAAGCACCTAACTCGCAATCGTATGCACAGTGGGCAGAGAAGAACGGGTTTGAGTGGTTATCAATTAAGGACATACTTGATGGGAAAGAGTAATCAAAATGCGAAACGACCAAAGATTCTTTGCATCGGTGATCCTCATGCTAGACCTGATGTTAGCAATCGGAGGTTCACTGCTCTTGGCAATTTTATTGTGGACAAACGACCTGACATTGTGGTGTGCATTGGGGATTTTGCTGATATGGGTAGCTTGTCTTCATACGACAAAGGAACTGGAAAGGCAGAAGGTAAGCGATACCACGAAGACCTTCAATCAGTGTGGGATGCACAGCAACGTATCTTCTCACCAGTCAGAGAGGAACAGCAAAGGTTGACGACCAACAAAAAGAAGCGGTGGAATCCAGAGTTCCACATGGTAATGGGTAATCACGAAGAACGTATCATTAGGTACGCTAACCAGAACCCTGAGTTGATTGACCACGTTGGTTTCCACGACCTGCGTTACGAAGAGTTTGGTTGGCAGGTGACACCGTTCCTTCAACCTTTGAAGCTGCACAACATCTGCTTTCAGCACTACTTCACCAGTGGGTTGATGGGTAGGCCGATCAGTGGTGATTACGCTGCTGCTCATCTGGTCAAGAAGAACTACATGAGTTGTGTGGCAGGTCACTCTCACCTTCGTAACTACTGGGAGACAACTGACATCACTGGCCGTAAACGATTCGGTCTGGTGCTTGGTTGCTACGATGAAGGAGATCACAGCTACGCCAAAGGATCTTCTCACGCTTGGTGGTCTGGCCTTACAATGCTGCACGAAGTAGAGGACGGGTCAGCCGAGCCAGCCTTTTTCAGTCTTGATTATCTTCTTGACAGGTACCTGTAAACCTGATACACTGATAGTCCAACAACAATAAATCCTCACTTCGGTGGGGATTTTTCTTTCACAAACTACACGGAGATAACTGTTATCATTATGACACACAAACTACCTACCGATTTTCAGAAGTACATTCATCTGTCCCGCTACTCCCGATTCAACGACACCCTTGGTCGCCGTGAGACTTGGGAAGAAACAGTGGATCGCCTTATCAACTTCTGGAAGGGACGTTTCCCAACCAAAGTAAACCCTTCTACGTTACAAGAACTGCGTGAAGCCATCCTGAACCTTGAAGTTATGCCTTCCATGCGCACGTTGATGACAGCAGGCAAGGCTCTTGATCGTGACGAGGTAGCTGCATTCAACTGTTCTTACACCACAGTAGAATCTGTCCGTGACTTTGACGAGATCTTGTACATCTTGATGTGTGGTACAGGTGTTGGGTTCTCTGTTGAATCCAAGTACACCAACAAGCTGCCCGTTGTAGCAGATAGCTTTCACAAGACTGACACAACCATCGTAGTGGGTGACAGCAAGATCGGTTGGGCCTCTGCCTTCCGTGAGTTGTTGGCCTTGTTGTGGGCCGGTAAGATCCCTTCGTGGGATGTGTCCAAGGTACGCCCATCTGGTGCCCGACTGAAGACGTTTGGTGGTCGTGCCAGTGGCCCTAAACCTTTGGTTGATCTGTTTCAATTCTCTGTTGATCTGTTGAAAGGTGCTGCTGGCCGTAAGCTGACACCGATTGAATGTCACGACTTGGTGTGCAAGATTGCAGACATCGTGGTTGTGGGTGGTGTACGCCGTTCAGCGTTGATCTCTCTGTCTGATCTTGGGGATGACGACATCCGTGTGTGCAAGTCTGGTCAGTGGTGGCAAGAAAACGGACAACGTGCGTTGGCTAACAACAGTGCAGTGTACGAGTCCAAGCCTTCCTTGTCTACGTTCATGCAAGAGTGGACAAGTTTGTACCAGTCGTACTCTGGTGAGCGAGGTATCTTCTCTCGTGTTGCAAGCCAGAAGGCAGCAGCCAAGAATGGTCGCCGGGATGCTACGTATGAGTTCGGTACTAACCCGTGTTCAGAGATCATTCTACGACCACATCAATTCTGTTAATAGTTAGCAGAAGTAAAACAGGGTGAATTGTCTGGGAAGCCTAAGTGCGTAAGCATAAGGTAATCAGCAGCCAAGCCTTTCCCGCGAGGGATCGGAAGGTTCAACGACTAGGGAATACCGACTCACGTTAGTAGATGAATCCCGTACACTCAAGCGAGTGGAAGTGCCCTGCCCCAACCTATGTTGGGTGATGATATAGTCTGATCTGCATGGAAACTTGCAGAAGGTTTACACCGTAAATTAATTATGTTATACTGCGGGTATTACATAATTCAAAGGTGTTAAAAATGTTAGAAAGAAACAGAGAAGGGTATCTTGTTAGTGATACACATAGAGAGTGTACAAAGTGCGGATCTCTATTTGAAAAGACAAGCAAGATGACCTTGTGTAAACCGTGTAACAGCAGCCGTGTTAAGTCTCTAACGCCTGAGTGGAAGATGCACCAGAGGGCCAAGCAAAGATCTAAAGAACTTGGTAGAGATTTTAACATAGAGGTTTCAGACATTGTTATTCCTGATGTCTGTCCGGTACTAGGAATACCTCTTAACATGAATTGCGGAAGGTCAGGGGCGTACAGAAACTCCCCATCGTTAGACAGGATTGACAACACAAAAGGTTACGTAAAAGGTAACATTCAAGTTATAAGTCAACTGGCTAACGCAATGAAATGTCACGCAAGTAATGAAGAGCTGCATAGATTTGCACAGTGGATTCTTTCAAACATACCTGCCACGGAGTAGCGAAACGTGGTGAACATAAATGAACTTAACAGAGGTAGTGATTCGCCATGATGACACAGTTGAAACGCTCAAGCGCAAGGTTGGCCTTGCTACTCTCCTTGGGACTTTGCAATCCACACTCACCAACTTCCGGTACTTGCGTAAAGTGTGGGAGAATAACACAAAGGAAGAGGCTTTGCTCGGAGTGTCCCTCACAGGTATCTGTGACAATTCCCTCACCAGTGGGGCGCAAGGACTTGGAAAGTTGGGTGAGGTACTTGACGAGCTACGGTTGGAAGCTGTGCGTGTCAACGAAAGGTGGGCAAAGATTCTTGGTGTTGAGCAGAGTAAGGCTATTACATGCGTCAAGCCAAGTGGAACTGTCTCACAGTTGGTTGACTCGGCAAGTGGCATTCATCCACGGTTTGCCCCTTACTACATTCGGACAGTAAGAGCAGACAAGAAGGATCCTCTTGCTCAATTCATGATTGACAAAGGGTTCCCTTGTGAGGATGACTTGATGAAGCCTGAGTACCAGTACGTGTTCAGCTTTCCACAAAAGGCACCAGAAGGTGCAGTGGTCACAAAAGAAGTAGGGGCCATTGAGCAGGTGCAACTGTGGTTAGCGTATCAACGTCACTGGTGTGAGCACAAGCCAAGCGTAACGATCTACTACAAAGACAGTGAGTTCCTTGAGCTTGGTCAGTTTGTGTACAATCACTTTGACGAGATCAGTGGTATTTCTTTCTTGCCTTACAGTGAGCACACCTACCAACAAGCACCGTACACCGAGTGTACCAAAGAAGAGTACGAACGTACCCTTTCCTTGATGCCGAAAGATGTTGACTGGGCAGACAGTGGGGTGTATGATAGAGGTACAGATAACACCGAGTCAGTTCAAACACTGGCATGTTCTAGTGGTACGTGCGAGATCTGATAACACACGGGGCTTCGGCCCCTTTTTTTTCTTTTGGATATAGTATGACTGAATCAACAATTAAGTTCATGAACTATGAGCAGTTCAGAGAGTTTTCAGGAAAGGATGTTGTTCTCAATTCGGAAACACACGGGACAGCTTGTAGAAACTGTGCCTACGACATAAATGCAGACCTTTGTATAATAAATGACTGCGATCATGGCCTGTACGTGGATACATCCCTGTTCCAAGACAAGCCTGAAGAACCAATCACGTACACCAAGGTGTTGACAGGTGGTTCTTCCCCGTACTACAAAGTCAAGGTAGATCATCCAACAACACCTGACACTGAACCTTACGTGGCTGAGTGTAATGACATCATTGAAGCGTTGAATCTAAGCTTTGCTGAAGGAAATATGTTAAAGGCTTTGTGGCGTAGAGCCAGTGCTCGTCAAGGAAACGGCAAGCAAGGTTTTGA